TCAGGCTAGCAGCGCCGCCTCCGAACCGCCAGCCAGTGCCGCATCAGCCTGCGCGTCGGCGATCAGGTGGCCGTACGTATCGAGCGTAAGCTGGATGTTGGCATGACCGATCCAGACTTGCAGCCGCTTAAGATCGATGCCCTGCTTGATCCACGCCGATGCCGCGGCGTGACGCAGAGCATGGAGGCCATAGCGCGGCTTCCAGACGATCGCCCCCTCCCCATCCCGCTTGCCGCTATCGGTCGCGATTTCCGCAGCGACCTGCAGGGTGAGGAAGCAATCAATGATGCCGTGCTGGGTCATCGGGTGCTTGCGGCCGTTGGGAAATACCAGCCCGAGATCGGACGGAGGACATTTCAACCTCCACGCCCGGAGCACGGACACCAGCGCCGGGCCAATTGGGATGGTTCGCGTCCCGGCTTCAGACTTCGGCACGCCGATCTCATTCCATCGATCGGCGCGCTGCGAAACCGTGATCGATCCACCTTTCAAATCTATGCCGTCCCAAGTGAGCCCCCTCAGCTCGCTCGATCGGAGGCCTGCAAGCATAGCAACCCTGATCAGAACCGGCATGCGCGGATCTTCGTTTGCGCTGCGATCCGCGGCTGCCAGCAGTGCCTTCAGATGCTCGATTGGCGGGATCATCACACGCTTCTTTTCACGTCCGGAGCGGCGGACGGTCACGCCCCGCGCCACGTTCTGCGCAACCAGGCCGCGGCGCATGGCCTCGGTGATGATCATCGAAAGCGCCCGGACTGCTTTGCTCGCCATCGCATGCGATCGTGTCGTCTTGAGCGAATCGGCGAACCCCTCCACCTTCGGCATGGTCAGCCGGGACAGCTTCTCGCCGCCCAGCAGCGGCTTGATATGGAGGTTCGCGATCTCGCGATAGCTTTTGATTGTCCCGCGCTCGCGCCCATTGTTCTCGGCCGTCGAGATCCAGTCATCGCAGGCCTTCGCGACCGTGACACTGGCGCTATCAGCCGTATGCGTGCCGGCCATGACCTCTCCTTCCGCCTTTATGCGGAAAGCGTCGGCATCGCGGCGCAGATCGAATTGGCGGGTTCGGGTGGCGCCGTGCTGATCGACATAGCGGACGCGCCAGGCTTCCTTGCGTTCGCCTTTCGAAGTCGTCCAGGTTCGCTTCTTAACCGTGGCCATCGCCCGCCTCCAAGAAAGTGGCTTCGCTGATGTGAGAGGGCATGACCTCTGAGACGCTGCGTTTGAGATCGGCGAGCCGCTTGGAAAGATTGATCACAATAACGGGTGTTGCTGAGCTCGCCTTGAGCAGCTCATCCACTCCGTTTGCAAACTTCATTTCAGCATCAGCGGCATGCTCAGACTGAACATCGGCGCTTGACGAGCGGAGGTATTCGAGGGCCCTCAGCCTCAAGAACATGTACCGTCCCTCTTCGTTTGAGGGTTCGCGCCGTTCGATAATAGCGCCCATTCCGCCCAGGCTGTACACACCGTCAGCGCCAAAATGGGTTTTGATGAGGTTGGGCGGCACCCCCGCGTCTAGCAGATCTACGCACAGCGCGAAATCAGCCACTTGCCAGAACGCATACCGAAAACGCTTTCCGCGTCCCGGATTTGCACCACGCGGCAGGCCCATGCGCTGCAACTGCTGAAGCCGGGCCGAGAACGTGGCGCGCTTTGTTGGGTCGATCCGCAACATGTTGCCAAGCACTGCCTCAATTTCTCCGAGGCTGAACCCCTTTTTATCCATGCGCCGATCATCCTCAACAAAGTTCAGAAACGTTTACGAGGAGCCTTGACGAATGATTCCTCGTCGGATTACACACAACATATTCGCAAACGTTTGCGAACTCAAGGAGGATCATATGCTGTCAGATGATCTTTTGGTCGGAGCCCAGGCCATCGCCGGTTACCTAGGCATGGAGCGACACCAAATTTATTACATGGTCGCACAAAAACGGCTTCCTGTGATCAAGAAGGGAAGCCTCATCTTTGCGCGTAAATCCGAACTCGATCGGGCGTTTGCCGCAGAGGCCGCATGACATGCTCCTCGAACAGAAACGGCGCCCTGGACTAGAGGGCGCCGCGGATCTGCTGGCTGGCGATCTGCGCCCTTCATACTCCGAAAAGCCCAAGCCTGCAATCAGCCGCGGTGGCCGCCCTCGCCGCCGTCGCCCAGCGGATTTCGAGCAGGTTTTTGTCCGTCTCGGCTGGGAGCTCACGCCGGTGCACTACGGCGTCCACCACCGCTCGATTCACCGTTGGTTGGACGAATGCGGCAAGGACCGCTTGATCGCCGCGCGATCGGCATTTGTTCGCGCCGCGCGGGAGGCTCGTAAAGCGAGCTGGCTGGTGTTGCTATGAGGCATTCTTATTATATCACGAACCGGATCATTCACGACGCGAGCCCATTTCTTCCCAATTGGTGGCACGAGCGCTATCTCGGCAAGACCGTCTTCGCCACCGCGCCCGAGACGACCCGCCCCTGGATGAGGCACGTTCTCGGCTTCAGGCCTGACGGCTTCGTTGAGACCATCATTTGCAGCACCGATGCCGAACGTATGGAACGCGAGGCTCGGATGCTGCCCTTTTTCGTCCCCAATAGCGTCTATGTGGACGCCCGGCCTTTGTCGGAGGGCGAGTAATGATGGGCGTTCCTATGATCTCCCTCCGCAATCGGGGTTGGCGCTGCTTGACCCGGTGCATCGCCGTGATCCGGCTACATGATCGGCCAGGCTATGCCGTTGGCGTGCAGGACCGCATCGCTTCTGGCGGTACCGGCCGCGTGTGGATGACACTGCGCGCAGCTCGTAAACGAGCCGCCTATCTCGCCGAGATTCATAAATTGCCGGTCGTGGAGAGCTTGTGATGGCTCGCGAAGATCCCAAGCTCGCGGCAGACGCCTCTGCAATTGAAAGCTTTTTGGCACAGTCGATCTGCTATGCAATCCATCTCGTCGCCATAACGCCAGACAGAGACGACTTGGTGCCGAACGGTCGCTGGTTTGGCGATGACGCGCATGCAGCAGCTCAATGGGCTGAATATGAAAACATGCGCGGCCGCAACGTTTACTGGACCGTGAATGTGTGTCGCGAAGGGCTGAACAAAAAGCCCAAGGGTGGCAAAGATGGCGATGACGATATGGGCGACATGGTGGCTCACCGCTTTCTTCATGCGGACGTCGACCCACCGGAAGATGGCTCGCTCTGGAGCGTCGAGGCCACTCAAGAGAAATTAGCGGATCTGCGGTATCCGCCAAGTTTCACAATCTCCTCCGGCGGCGGCGTTGGCGCATTTTGGCGCCTCGATGAGCCCGTGATCGATAAACGCTCTGTCACACAAGCAAATCGCGGAATTTCGCACCTGCTGGAAGGCGACAGCTGCCATAACCATGATCGGCTGATGCGCCTGCCCGGCACGGTGAACTGGCCCAACAAGAAGAAGATCGGCGCCGGCCGACAGCCGAAGCTCGCCACGATGTTGGACGCGGACGATGGCGTCGCCTATCCGCTGCAAGCTCTGGTTCCGGTATTCCCTGCTCCACCGGCTCCGCCAAAAATAGAAACCTGTCTCGCCCTTTCAGGGGCCGTTGATCTTCTTAGTGCCGATGACCTGAATCTTGATCGGTTCTCACCCATTCGAATGGCCATTGAGCGTCCCGGCGGAAAGGATAGATCGAGCGATGGCACCGCATGCGCTCGCATTATGCTCAGAGAAGGATTTTCTCATGAACAGATAATGGGCGTGCTCTTAAATCCGGCCAATCCGGTCTCCGCGCATTACCTCAGCGGCGATGGTAATCGCTCTCCAGAGGATAAGGCTTCCAGAGCCCTGGAATGGGCGCTCAAACTGAACGCCACTACCGATCATGGTGCGCAAGTAGCAGCGGGCATAGTGAACAATTCTCCGGAGCGCCCGATCCAGGTGCTAGCCACCATAGATCCCGCATCATGGCATGGGCAGGAGACGCCAACGCAGGAATGGGCTCTCGTCGATTATATCCCATGGCATCAGGCAACCTATTTCACTGGGCCTGGCAGCGTAGGTAAATCACTATTGTCCCAGGTTCTGTGCACCTGCACAGCCTTGGGACTTCCGTTTCTCGGAGTGCAGACCCAACAGGCCACATCGCTGTATCTGTCATGTGAAGACGACGCGGACGTGCTGCACCGACGACAAAAAGCGATCTGCGAGCAACTCGGAGTTCCGCTCACAGCCCTTTCAGGCAAGCTTCATCTCGTTTCGCTGATGGGGGAGCTTGGGAATGAGCTCTGCGCGTTTGACGATCGCGGGCGCATGTCTGTGCTCAACCGTTTCCATGAGCTCGACGCCACGCTGCGAGATCTCCGGGTGCGGTTCACGGCGCTGGATAACGTCGCACACCTCTTCCCCGAGGAGATTAACCGCAACAAAGTGGCCGCTCAGGTCAATCTTCTAAATCGTCTCGCCCGCGATATGGACGGAGCCGTGCTGTTCCTGGGGCACCCAAACAAGGAGGGCGCCGAATTTTCAGGTTCCACGGCGTGGGAAAACCAAGTGCGATCCCGCCTGTTCATGGGCTGGGCGAATGAGGCCGATCCAGACACGCGTGTACTCCGGCGCTCCAAATCGAACTATTCGCCGCGAGGCGGCGACCTGAGCTTTGTTTGGCATCGCGGGTCCTTCACGAGGCTGGAAGACATGCCAGCGAACACGGGCGCCGAGCTCGCGCAAACGATCCAGGCAACGGCCGATAATAACATATTCCTGGCCTGCCTCGCGGAGCGAAACAGGCAGCTGCGCCCCGTGTCAGAACGGACGTGTCGCACCTACGCGCCGAACGTATTTTCGATGATGCCAGAGGCAAGGGGGCTGCCGAAGAAACGGCTTGAGGCAGCAATGGATCGCCTGTTTCGGGTCAATGCCATTGCCCGTGGCGTGGTCTTCCGAGACAGTAAAAAGGGCCGCGATTGCGAAGGGTTGATCATCACCTCTGCGACCCCTGACCTCCACCCCTGACTACCCCCTGACACTATTCCCCTGACCACCCCTAACCGGCAGAAATCATACCCCCCACACTCTCCCTATATATAAATATATATGCGCGGCCGCTTTGGCCGGCCCGCGCCCTCTTAATTTCCGGCTGCAGGTTTTTAGTCGCCTTAATGCGAGGGGCGTGCCGGTTTATCCCGCACCAGGGCCGAAAACGCCGCGCTCCGGCGGGTCGAAAGGGGTCGCGCGTGAAGAGCCGAAAAGAGGGGCGGCCCAGGCAAAGGGACAACCGGGCCGCCCAGGGTCGTTGGTTAGACATGAAAAACCCGCGGCCCACATCATCGGCTCCAACAGCCCGGCTCGCTGGGTCCGCTTTTTGGCGCACGCCGCCTCGATGCCACGAGTATCGCGCGCGATTGGACTTGCTCTTCGTACAATTCCTGCTAACGAGCGTTAGTGGTTTTTGTAAGGTGTTGATAATGTCGAGGGCAGTAGCATATTACCGGGTGAGCACGGCTAAGCAGGGCGCCTCAGGCTTGGGTTTGGACGCGCAACGCGCCGCCGTCGAAGCGCTGTGCCATCAGCGGGGACTGTCCCTAATCGCGCCGCCCTTCGAAGAGATTGAATCGGGTAAGCGTGACGACCGTCCACAACTGCTCGCGGCTATAGATCGCTGCCGTCAGACTGGCGCCACCCTCGTCGTGGCCAAGCTCGACCGCCTCAGCCGCAATGTCGCCTTCTTGGCCACGCTTCAGGACAGTGGCGTTAAGTTCGTTGCAGCCGATATGCCGGAAGCCAATGAGCTTACCGTTCATATCATGGCCGCCGTCGCCCAGGCCGAACGCAAGGCCATCTCCAGGCGAACGAAAGAGGCATTGGCAGCCGCGAAGGCGCGGGGGACATGGAAAAAGGCGGATGGTACCCCGTATAAGTCGGGTTCGCGGCTTGGGAACCCGAACGGGGCTGCTGCCCTTGCTCGCGCAGGCCGTGGGTCAGCCGCTGGCGTGGCTGCGCTTCAAGCGAACGCGGATAAGCATGCCGAACTCATGCGGCCCGTTATCGAGCGCCTGCAGATGGAAGGTCACACTAGTTTCGGCGCTCTTGCGCGCCAACTGAATGCTGAGGGAATGCGGACGCCTCGCGATCGCCTTTGGCACGCATCGTCAGTACGCAATTTGCTCGCACGCATCTAGGTGCGCGCAACTAGACCTGCTATCGATAGCCGATGACAGATGATCCGCGGGTGGCATTCGCTGAGCACCAGCTCCAGGACGTTGGTAATCGGGTGCGCTTTCAACATGAATTCGCACTGGCTGGCTTCAGAACACTTGTTCTGATCAATGGCGGCGCCATTATCGCGCTGCTCACATACATGGGTAACGTGGCGGAGAAGCATGCCGCTCATGCGCTTGGAAGCGCGTTCATCTGGTACGTCGTCGGACTAAGTTCGACCACTATTGCTTACGTCTTCGCATATTACTCGCAGGGCATGTTTCTAACGGTAAGCATTGTCGAGGCGCAGATCTGGCTTGGGGTTACCGCCGATCCGGATGCTGACAACGCCAAGTCAAAAAAGGCATTGAAGCGCGGCAAATGGTGCATCTACGCTGCCGTTGTCGCCACCATTCTCGGATTGGCCAGCTTCGTCGCAGGCTCATCGTGCGCCATGGCCGGTTTAACTTAACAGCCCTCCGCAACTAACGTATACTACCCGCGGCGCATCGGTGAGCGATGCTCTGCCGGGCGGTTCGTTCGGGCACGGCCGCCCGGTTTCCACTGTGATCCAGTTTCGTCCGTAAACTCATTCTCCCCGTGTCGCTATGGTCCGGCGCATGGACATTCCGCCCGATCAGCCGTTCACCGAAGCCCCTTCAGTGGAGGGTGCCATAGTCCTGGCGCCCGAGCGCAACCTTGGCGGCCGGCCTAGTAAGTACCTGGCCGAATATTGCGAGGCCATCATCGAGCACGCCGAGCGCGGCGCGTCGCTGGTCAGCTTCGCAGGCTCGATCCGCGTTGCCAAGGCCACGCTCAATAACTGGGCTGCCGAACATCCCGACTTTGCTGAAGCGATGCAGACCGCCAAGGCTATTGCAGCCCATTGGTGGGAAGAGCGCATGCGCCGCATCGCCGACGGCGGCGGTGGACCGGGTGCCGCAACCGTTACCATCTTTGCGCTCAAGAACTTCGCCGGCGAAGATTGGCAGGACAAATCCACCCACGAGCACACGGGCCGGATCACGCACGCCCCTCTGACCTACGATGAGGCGATCGAGGAGGCCGCCCGGCGTGGCTTGCCGAGATCTGTCTTCGACGAATGAGAACCGCGGCTGAACTCGCGGTTCTGGAGGCCATCGCAATCGAACAGGCGCGCCGGTCTTTCTGGGCGTACCGGCAGTTCATGAATCGCAGCCTAGTCCGGGGCTGGTGGCAAAAGGATGCGGCGCGCCACCTCCAGCAGTTTTATGAGGATCTGACCGCAGGCAGGCGTCCCAAGCTCATCATCCAGGCCCCTCCGCAGCACGGCAAGAGCGACACAGTCGTCGACTTCATAGCCTGGCTTTCGGGCAAGAACCCGGATCTGCGCACGATTTATGCGTCGTTCAGCGAGAACTTGGGCGTGCGCGCCAATCTAAGGCTGCAGCGCGACTTCGACACTGAGCGGTACCAGAACGCGTTTCCTGATCTGCGGATAACCCAGGTCGGGCCGGGCAATTACGGCCCCGCGCTCCGCAACCGTGAGATGGTTGAGTTCATCGGCCGCCGCGGCTTCTTCCGGAACACGACCGTGCAAGGCTCGATCACCGGCGAAAGCCTTGATCTCGCGGTGCTCGACGACCCGATCAAGGGGCGCGAGGAAGCAAACAGCCAGACGGTCCGCGACAAGGTTTGGGGGTGGCTCACAGACGACTTCCTGACGCGATTCAGTGAGAACGCCGGCATGCTTATAATCTTGACTCGCTGGCACCTGGATGACCCCGCCGGCCGCCTCGCCATCGCGAATCCGGACGTGAAGGTGATCAGCTATCCGGCGATTGCCGAGGAGAATGACGATCGCAGCGAGGTTGACCGCGCTAACCGCGACGTCGGCGAACCGCTATTTCCGGAATTGAAATCCCTGGAATTCCTGCTCGAGCGCAAGAGGACCATGGATCCTGGCTCCTGGGAATCGCTTTACCAGCAGCGCCCCGTCGTCGCCGGCGGCAATCTGTTCAAGCTTGAGCAGCTGCAGACACATCGTCATGGCGAGCAGCGCCCGTATAAGCGTCGCATCATCACAGCCGATACGGCGCAGAAGACCGGCGAGCGGAATGACTATTCGGTGTTTCAATGTTGGGGCCTGGGCACCGACGGCATCTGCTACCTGATCGATCAGGTGCGCGGCAAATTCGAGGCGCCAGAGCTGGAAAAAGTGGCGCGCACGATATGGGTGAAACATAGCGCCGCGAACGGCACTGGCAGCGGGTATCTCTCGGCGATGTACGTCGAGGATAAAACCAGCGGCACCGGCCTGGTGCAGCAACTCGGTCGTGGGCCCGAGAGAGTGCCAGTGCTGCCCGTGAAGAGAGCTACCGACAAGGTTAGCCGCGCATGGGATGTGCTTCCCGCCATCGCGTCCGGCATGGTTTCGGTACCCCATGATGCGCCCTGGTCAAAAGATTTCTTTGCCGAGCTTGTGGCGTTCCCCAGCGGCACGCATGACGACCAGATCGACCCGATGATGGACGGGATCAATGAATTGTTGCACGGGTCAAGGTATACGCTCGAAAATTTATAGGGTTTTGGCCGTAAAACTGGCGCTCCGAACCGGGTAATTTGCCTCCATTGGAATTGGAGGCTCTGATGGATTTCACGGATCGCGCGCCAGTTAGCGGCGCACATCGCACGGGATCTGGGTACTTGGCCGCCGATGCGAGGATCGCCCGAACCGGAATCCAGATTTATAGCGGGAGGGAGGTCGGCCGGCCTGACACGCGCGAAGTGCGTGTCCTTCGCCCAGAGAGCGAGGTGTTTTCTCACGCTGCGATGGCGTCGGCGGCGCACCGGCCCGTCACCCTGGACCATCCTGCCGACCCAGTCTCGGCCGCGAACTGGAAAAGACACTCCGCAGGCTGGACCGGCGATACGGTCGCCCGTGACGGCGATTTTCTGAAAATCCCGATGATCCTCGCTGATCAGGCCACTATCGACGCGGTCCAGGCGGGGTCTAGGGAAATTTCATGTGGCTACACCTGCGACCTCGACTGGACGGCCGGCCAGACCACTGACGGCCAGCAATATGACGCTGTGCAAAAACAAATCAGGATCAATCATGTCGCCATCGTCCCGAAGGGCCGGGCCGGAAGCGAATGCCGCTTTGGAGACAGCGCCGGCACCATATTGCGCCCAGGCATGGTCCTGATCGACGCCGACACTGGCGCCCCCGCGGCGACTTTGAACGAGGAATTGATCGAGCTGATCGTCGCCGAGGCCGCGAAGCTTGGGATCAGCGTCGATCAATACGTCAAGGAGGTGTCGCGATACACTTTCGCGGCCAATCAGCTGGGCGCCGCCGCCATGGATCCGCAACAGAGACAAGGAGATTCAGCGATGATGCTCGACCACCAGACCGCCGCTCACAATAGTTTTCGTCTCGCCAACGGCATGGGCACTGTTCACGTTTCCGACCGGGTGCGCGAGATCAGCGACCAGGTTGCTCGCGAAGCCGAAGAGAAACGCCAGCTGAACAACGCGTTCGTGGATAGCCTTGTGGCTGACCGGCGTCGCCAGACCGCGGCGATGATTGGCGGCGGGGACTATCGATCAGCCGCTATCCGAGATGCGGCGCTGGACAGCGGAAAAGCCGTTCGCGAGGCCGCCCGCCTGAGTGCGTACAAGTGAAGGGCCCCCCCATGGCAAACGCACCATCGCTCGACGAACGGATCCTGAAAATTCTCAAGGAGGATTGCACCGCCGCCGAGGCTGGACTCGTCCGAGGTGACGCCGAGCGCGAACTCGCCGCGCTGATCGCGACAGCGGACAAGGCGGACGCGGATGCGCTCGATCCGATGATCAGCGCCAATGAAGCCACGGACCTTCGTTCGAAGGCTGATCGCCTGCGCTTCGAGCAGGATCGGCTGGAGGCGAAGGTCGCGGCGTTGAATGTCCGCGTTGCCGATTTGCTCGATCGGGAGGCACGCACGACTGATCAAGCAGAGCGGGATGCAGCCATTGCAGAGCGCGACCAGCTCGCCGCCGATATTGCTCGGGATTATCCGCGCATCGTGGCCGAACTAACCGGGCTGGTCCAGCGGATCGTGCTCAACAATGCGCGGTTGCAAAATGCCAAGGCATGGGTTTCCACGGCCGAGATGATTGGCCGCGACCTGAGGCCGAACCTTACCCATGACGGCTATTCCCAGGCCTTTTTGCTCCAGAATATCAAGCTGCCGATGCCGCGCAGCCCGTTCGTGGCCTTTGAGGCCGCCTCAGACGGCTGGCATTTTCCTGGGCTGGATTTGGCGCCTTCGCAGGGCGCGAAATGACCGGGCGCCGGTCCCGCACTTTGTTGATCCGGAGGGATTGAAATGGCCGAGACCGCCGACCGCGTCGTCGTTGAGCTTTTGGCCGATGTGGATCAGGCGGACGTCAAAATTCGCCAATACCGCCAGTCGTTCGACGGCAGCATGAAGCAGGTGGAAGCGTCCGCCGACCGCATGGAAAAGGCGGTAGAGCGCTCAGCAAACGGCGCCGGATCTGCACTGTTGAAGATTGAGCAGGGTGCAAGGCAAGCGTCGGCCGGCGCCGGCAGGCTAGGTCCCATCCTTACGACCGTCGCCAACGCCGCCAATGACGCCGCTGGAGGCCTGGGCGGCGCGGCGGCAGAAGGCGCCACGCTTGGAAGTGCCTTTGGCCCGATCGGCACAGCTGCAGGCACCGCAGCGGGCATCCTTGCATCCGTCCTGATACCCAGCCTGTTCGACACTGGAGAGGCGGCCGACGACGCGAAGGGTAAGGTCGACGACCTGGCGAAGGCCATTCACAGCATGGCTGATCTCGGTCCGGTTGTGAGGGACATGCTGGAGAAGCAGGGCGAACTCCACGCGCTGGAGACGAAAATCGCTAATCTGCGCTTAACGGGCAACCGAGCGGGAGCGCTTGCGGCAATGCCGCTGGAAAATGATGCGCGGGTGCTGCGTGACCAGATCCAGTCCGCTCAAAACCGCATCGACTTCGAATCCAAGCGCCTTTCGGCTGCGATCGATGCCAAGGGGGCTGGAGTTGCCAAGGACGGCTCTACCAAGACGAAGGCCAAGCAGGTCGACGATGACGCCCAGCTCGCGATCAAGTCGGTTGGTACGCTCGCTCAGGAGCTCGGTAAGCTGAGCCTGCCCGATTTGCTGAAAGCAAATCAGGTCGGCAGTTATAGTGACATAACCGGAGTGTCGGACCCCATGTCCGCGCTGCGCAAGATGATCGATGAGGGGTACACGGACTCGTCGGGTGCGCAGCATGTAGGCGAGAATGCAAAGAATGCTCTGTCGGCTGCGAACACAGCCGCATCGAATGATTATTACGCGAAGATGGACGACCGGGTAAAAACCGTCGCCGACCTCTACGAAAACGCGATGCTCGGCGCCAACGGCAACATCGGCGACACGCTGAAGCACGCCCTCATCAAGTCGATCGCGACGGCACTTGCAACGGCGCAATTCGGCAGCGCGGGATCTCAGGGGGGCGGGTTCTTTTCCAACGTTCTCTCGGGCTTCACGTCCGCCCTGGGCTTCGCGTCAGGAGGAGGGGGCATTATCGGCGGCAGGCCTGGCGTTGACCAAAACCTCCTGCAGATCAACGGACGCCCCTTGGCGCGCGTCAGCCGTGGCGAGCTGTTGACCGTGGCGCCCGCGCGCGCGGCGCGGCGGCAAGCTGGAACCACTGTCCTCCAAACCATAGAGGTCGATGCCCGCGGCGCGGTCATGAACGACGAGTTTGCCTCGCTGATCCTGGCGCGCGCTAATCAGGACGCGGCACGCATCACCGCGCAAGGTCTCAAAGCCGGCGACTCCGCCATGCCGGGCCGCCTGCAGCGCTTCCAGTCGCTCGGAACATGACGGACCGCCAACCGACCAATGACGAACTCGTGCTGCCCTGGCAGCATATCTTTCTCGCCACCTATTCTGTGTCCGCGGACATGGGCATCGATACCGATATCCTTCAGCTCGCGCTCTTATCGGCCGCCATGGAAGCTCGCCTCAAAACCCATCCGCCGGCCGAAGCCGTGGCTTGGGCGGAAGAGTGGATCGAGCATTTCCGGCAGCAGATAATGCCGGGTCCGGTGAAGCATTGATCGCCATGCAGTCCCCTTTTCCCGATCCCGTCGTGATGACGGTGCCCTTCCCTCAGATGGATTTTTCCCATGGAGCAAGCCCGCCCTAGCGGCCGTCATCGCCTTCGAAAACTGAGCCTCCTCGCCGGTGTGGCGGCTGCCTACGCTGAGCCGGCTGCTGCCCAAATGCAGATGGGATGGCCCCTACGGGCGCCGTGGGTCTCGCCTGGCTTTCATCCAGGCATCGTGAAATTCGGCACCGCCACGCCCAGTCCAACACCATCTCCCACGCCCACACCCACCCCGACGCCATCAGGCCCGGTCCCGACGCTGGTTCCAGGCACGACCGCAATCGGCTCCTGGGCCGCAACAGCCACTCCGGCCGTTCAGGGCTCCGGCGATACGACGCCGCCGGTCATGGCGTGGATCAAGGTTCCGAGGAGCGGCGTCACAGCCTCCGACAAGCGGATCTGCGTCTTCGCCATGCATCCGCCCAACTCGACCGAGTATAGCCACGGCATCACGAATGCGATGTCCAAGGTCCGGTTGATCGCGAACAATGGCACGCCGGTAGATATCACCGCGACCACTTCGGCCAATGTCGCGGACTATCCGCTCTACTGCGCCGATCTCGACCAAAGCGCTTATGGCGCGAACGCCTATACCGAGATCCGCGCGATCGGCTATCCCACCAACGGCACACCGATGGTCCTGCAGGGCGACGATTCGAGCCTTCAGGACAATGTGATCAGCTCGACCAAGCAGGGCAGATGGTCGCTGTTCGTCGTGGCGAACTACACGCCGCGCAAATATTTTGTTGGGGGGACCGGTGCCAATGACGCCAATAGCTGCACGGATGCGGCGCACCCCTGCGCGACCCCATCCGGCGCCAAGGCCAAGCTGGGAAGCGGCGACTACTCGAACGTCGAAGTCTGCCTGACCGAGGGCAGTTGGAGCGTCGGCTCCGACAGCACCTACCGGACGGCCTCACGCGGCTGGTACACGATCACGGCCTGCCCCGGCGCTGCCAAGGCCAACGTTAAGATCACCGGCTGGGGCGTCGATAACAGCGGCACCTATGTGAACTACACCGCCGTCCGCGGCGTGACGATGCGGGGCTATAAGTTCAATGGCCCGACGACCGGTCCGAACGCCTTCTGGCTTGACGACGTAAATTGGGTGAACAGTTCGAGTGGATCCTGCGCCATCACGGGGACCACATGCACTTACCCGTTCAACACCGATGCAGGCAGGATCAAGGGCGGCCAGTTCTTCACCAACACGCTGTTCTCCTATTTCGTGAACGGACCCAAGGCGGGCATCCTTAATCTCAAGGTGACGATCGACACGATCAGCGCCGATGCATTCCAGAACGCCACGACGATCATCAGCTCCACCGTCCGCAACACGATCTGGTGCTGCTCGAACCATCCCGATTTCAACCAGATGTTCAGCTCGACCTTCTGGAACCATGTCGTCGTCAACAATGTCGCCACCGAGAACAATGTCTTCCAGGCGTTTTTCCAAAGCAGCCCAGGCGGCGTGCTCAATAACGCCGTCTATGCCGATAACCAGATGGACGGTTCCGCAGGTCCTACGCTCTACAACATCTTCAACATGAGCAATGGCGCATCGAACGTCTATTTCCTGCGCAACGTCCTCACGGGAGCCTATGGCGCGCATGGCGCCCCGGCGACAAGCTGGCATTTCGTCGACAATGTCTGCTTCCTCGGGGCGGGCGGGCTCGGATCATCGATCTCGGGTTGGACCATCAGAAACTCGCCGACCTGCCAATGATGCAGAACGATCCCCGCAACTGGAATGCCGGTGGGCTGCCGCACCTGAGTTTCGCATTACGTATCAAACGCACCAAGGGCCGGACAGTCAGTTAAGGCTTTCATCTGGCGGCCAGTCGCGATCAAAATGATAGGTAACCGGGACATGGCCCACAACCCGCCCATGCTCATCTGGCGGCCCAACTGGTGCTCCAACTTCGAAGCAAAAGTAATCAGTGATAACCTTGTGCGAAAAAATTGTAGTGTATTTATAGTACCCTACCACATAGGCAAAGTCAGGGTCGCCAGTATCGAACTGTAAGGAATGGTAAATTTCATTCGCCCCTGGCGCAACAACGGTGTTAAACTTCTTAATGTTTTTGGGAACAAAATCGGCATACAGGCCGGTGGTTGAGCCGACCGCACATACTTCACGTAGCGCGGCCGTTGTCCTTCCTGAGTTTCCAAGGCGTACGTCGAATGTGGTTTTAATTCCGTCGGTGCGGCATATATTTGGGTTATTAGAAATGGAGAGCTGGCCGCGCTCGACGGCGACAAGCGTTGAGACAGAATCTATGGCAGCCCGCGTCGCAAGGTGCGTATATATGACAGTCAGGATGAGAAGTATGACGCCCGCAGCACCAATGCCAGTTTGCCACCAGGCTGCGTTTCGTTGACTGACGGCGGCATCAGCGGCGGTTTGCTGGGCTATCAAATCGTCCTTATCACGCTGCTCGGCACGGCATTCCTTGGGGGTGCCGCAGTCGGCCTGTACCGCGTTTTTCCCCTTGGGCGCGCCAGCTTGGCTTACCGCCTCAGTGGCATTGCTCTCGTTTTGGGCTGTAGCCCCATTGGCAGCGCTTTCTACTTTTGGGCTGCCACCGGCCACCCTTTGGGTATTCTGGGCATGTCCGCCTGACGCAAAGATCAGGCATCCGATAAGCGCAGCGACTGCGTGCCGATAGCTTCCAAGCATTGTAATAAAAACACCGCTGTGAATTTTCCCCGGCTGAGCTTGTTCCTGATATTCGGCTCAGAGTCCATAAGGCGCCGCCCACCACAGACCGCGACCTATCGCTGCGCCTGCGGGTAGCGGCGGTGCTCCACGAGCGCAAGGCGCGGCAACTCAAGCGCCTCGAAACGGATGTCGCAGCGGCGGCCGAAAGCCATTCTAAGACTCGCTGAGCGCCTTTCGTGGTTTCCGGCTGTCGAGTACCTGGCGCAGCATTTTCGTGCTCAGCGAGTCTGAGCGGGCGGATTTGAGCTGTTTACAGCTTTGCTGGAAGACACGCGATGCTGTGAACCCCGCGACACGCGATGGGCACGGTGCTCGTCATTGGGTATTTTCAAACGTATTGTTCTCAAAGGATGACATCATTTCGTCCACCTTGGCTTTCCTATCGGCCTCAGCCTGAAGCTTTTCCAAAGGTTGCGCGGTTTCACACATCGCTCCATCACTGTACTGCTTGCAGAATTTGATAGAACCGCTCCAGCGGTTGAGAACTACGATCCCGCGCCCTTGATCGTTGACCATCTCATACCGGAACATGAAGGCAAAAAACAGAACGAGGACGGCCGATACGATCACCAGTATTTTCCGCTGACGTTCCATGGTCCCCTTTCTCACCTGCTAAATGCCAATCACCTCACCTTGAACCCAACTCCACAACCAACCTTTTTGGCAGCGCATGATTGCCGCCCTCAATGCGGCTTCACCAACGCTGCCGCGTCCCACTCGTCCGGAAAGCACCTCTTCCCTGTGTCTCTAAGCCATCCATAGGCCGCACTTGAGGACCAAGGGTGCCGGTAAAGAATTGTGATCTTTCTGGCATTGCCGTCATCGTGAATTTCGAGGGTGGTGACGGCCTTGCCGCCCGTGCCGCCGAACCCGATCCCCTTCATTTGGAGATCGAGAGCCGCCCCATCTTGAAGAGGGATGGGCGTAACGTTGCCGAACCTTGTCCATTGTCGCGTAACACACGTCTGCAGATCGATCAGTGGCTGCAGGCTGGTCAGCCAAAGACCTGTTTGCCGAGGCGCATCGTCAGATGACCCGGCCCATGCCGGCACACTGTATAATGCGATAATCAAAGCGGCCGTGCGAACCATACGGTTCTCTCCCTTCACTGCCGAACTTTCAATCCCAGCTCCACCAGCCGGCGGATGGCTTCGGGGCGAGAGGGCTGCCCGAGGGCGTTATCGCGCCAGAGGTCAACGGCCGCGAGTTGCTCGGGGAGCAACTTAACGTGGACGCCGGTCGCGTCCCTTTTCGGTCGCCCCCTCTTTTTTCCGGTATCCGATATTGCATTGGGCATGATTAACGGGTATCTGAAAAAGCGAACCGAGGCAAGGCTGCAACCTCGCCCCGGCTCTAACCCCAACCGTCTATTTGGGAGACGATCATGGCTATCCCCCTAATACCGCCGGCCATCGAGCCGGCCAATGAGAACCTGTCCGCGTCGGTGACCATTATACCGACGCTCTTCGCCAGGCTGCACGCCGACGTCCTGGCCTGCGACAACCGTGACGAGCTGGTCGACGCCAGCCTGCGCTTCAACAAGGAGATGTGGAACGTCTCACCCTGGGCGCACCGCGCGATCAATCGGGCGATCGGCATTCGTCATGCTGAGTTGGAGGCGCTCCATGGCTGAGGTCAAATGGCCGCGCAGCTTCCAAGACGCCACCGAATTGCCGGTTGATCAGGTGAGCGCAATCGTTGAGGCGCTGATCGCCGAGCTCGACCGGCGCGACGGCGATATCGAGGCAGAGCCTGGCACATGGCACGAAAGTCCGCTGTCCCGCTATCGCCTTCCGGACGGGATCGAAGACGAGAGCGTGGAGGACGATCCCGAGGGCTTCGATCCGGAGGAGGATATGTGTCTGGCCGGCGACGATCGCGTCACGAGCGGCTTCGTCTCGGGCGCCAATTCGCTTGCGGACCTTGGTGCCGGCGATGCCGATGACGCAGAGTGCAACGGCCCGCCTAGCCTATGCGATTGGGAGATCCTGCCGTGAGCGCCTTCGATGCGCGCGACTGGATTCGTCGCTGGGAGTCTGCCGGCGGAGGCTATGGGCGCGTGGGGGAGAGGTTCGCGCTTATGCTGCCCGAGGAATACGTCGAGCTGCTTAACCCGATCGCCAATGAGCTGTCGGGAAAGCGGCAGCGCTGGGCGGCCGTGAAGATGGAGCTTGCTGGTCGGCCATAGCTGCCGGGTTGCGCCGCCGAAGTGAGCTCGGGGGATGAGGCTTGCCTCGGCGGCGCGAGCGGTTGGGCGTGGACCAACGCCCTAGATGGGGGTGATATGGCAACGATGGGTTAACACTGCCGCAACCACCGAACCGTGGTTTTACGGTCTGGGAGCGTAACGACCGGCTGCCCCCACTGGCTCGCGCTGGCGGGGTTTTCTTTGCTCACTACAGCGTCCTGACAAACGCGCTGATCGCAATGATCAACGATAACGCGGCGACAATTAGCGACCACCTTCCCGGCGTCCGCCAGCTTTCCCGGCTCCGCATGATGCTTGCTGCCAAATGGCCCTCGCGGGAATTCGGCTCGCGCGCCTGAAGCTCTGCCAGTTCTTCATCGGTGAAGGTCGCAATGATAGCCCTGGACGGGTGAGCGATGGCGTCGAAGGAGCGATCGTAGGCAGAGCCATTAGACGCCCTCAGGCTTTCGACCAT